GCGGCGTCGAAATTCCTTCAATTGGCAGCCCGTAATGGTAGACCGCGGCCCCCTGCGCTCCAGCGGGCAGTAGTCAATCATTACTCCGACAAGATCGCAAGCCTGTTCAACAAACATTCAATCAAGCCCAGACCTTTGTCCGTTGACGAAGCTATGCGAGGAGTTTACGGCAATTCCTTCGCTAAATCCATGAACCTTACCACGTCATCCGGTGGGGGTTTTCCCGGGAAGAAGAGAAACAGAGTTGATTTTTGTTGGAACCCCGACGAGCGTGAAATGTTCGACTTGTTTGACGACGATGCTACGTTTTCGAGCGATTTGGTCGATGAGTGCCCGATCATTGATGATGCCACTGTGACTGATTTGCGGAGTCAGAACTCTGATTGCGCCGCAGTGGGCAACCATGAGAGAGTTCCGCGACCTAATGAAGTCTTGGCGAAAGAAGTTTCTCACATTCTTGCGGAGCTTCGAAAGAACAACTCTTGTAATGCCATCAATCAAGTCGCTCTAAAGGATGAGCCGATAGCTTTGTCCAAACTAGCTAAGGGAGATTTTTTCGGTAGACCAATCACGTCATTGCCGATGGCTCATCACGTGGTCGATACCATCTTGTTTGGTCACATTCTTTCCTATTTGCGTACTTTTGCCTTGGAATCAGGCTGTTGGGAAGGGATTTCTCCTTATTCAGAAGATTGGGCTCAAGTCATTTCGCACATTGCGGAAAAACCTTTCGTCATGGATATGGATACTAAGAAGATGGATCAGACTCAGAATTTCCAAGATGTCTACACTGTGTTTGAAATATTTGCACAGATCGTCGAGAAAACTACGGGAGACGAAGAGTTTGCTTCTTTGATTCGAGCTAGAGGCTGTGATTTGGCCGTCCCTATTCTAGACTTGTTTGGTGAGTGGGTAGCTGTCTACATGAATACTAGCGGCAACAAGATCACGATCACTATCAATGACTTGGGTGGTGTCGAGATTCGCGTGTTGGACGCGTATGTCGCCAAGCGAGTCCAATTGAAGTACGGGATCTCCGATATGCCCATTTTACTGGAATTCATGGACCTTCTTCCGGAGTCTGAATTTGTTGAGATGTTGAAAGATTTCGATGATCATATTCGAGTTGGTTCTGTGGGAGATGATGCAGTACTGTCCACCGACATTGAAACCTTCGATCTTGACTTCATTTCCAGTTATTTTAAGAGTCGGGGCGTTACGATCACCGGAGCTTC